CCATTAACGGACAAGAGCCACTACTAATAAGTAGAGTATGGTTTGAAATTTTCTTCCCGATAATTTCAATTTTTATTCAACTTCCAAGATTGTTCCACTTTCGTCTTGATCTGCAGGGTCCACAATAAGCCTGTCGGGAGTGCTAAACGTAACGTCTACCGGGCCGTCGCCTGTTATAGACGTTGAGGAGTCGCTTACTACTCCAAGATATTTCATTCTTTTGACGGGAGTTCGGAACTCCCTATGGTAAATGTAATGCCTGTTTCTAGCGTAAGGATACCTTGGCTTCCGAACCGTTCCTCCAAAATTATCGGGAATAAACAGGTTTTGGTCGATTGGATCGGTTCCCCCGCTATAAAACGAGCAAATTCCGTAGATGCCTGCGTATTGAGGCTGCCCGTTATAAGGAGCTGTGCTCTGCGCCGCAGGGTCCCCGTATACAAATGTATTTCCGTAGAAGTAGGCGTAGTTGTTATGAAAATATTCTTCAGGGTTGTTAATAGGTTGAATTCTTCTTCCAACGAACTCTTTAAACGGAAGCCTGCGATAAACTCTTCGAAGACTACAGTTAAAGGTCCTGCTCTCTATATACGCTTCCTTGTCTTGAGCATTCTCGTAGTCAGTTCTATCGAAGTCCTCGAACCTCTCTTCTAAGGTATATTCAATTTTTGTTTGAAAGTTGGTATTCGGGTCAAAGTTTCCTGCGTACCTGTAGTCCGGGAATGCCGTGAAGGTCTTGACATTTGTAAAACTCGAATCGCGAGCATCTGGTATTACCTCTTCGAAAACGTCCTTTTTTCCTCTCTTCTCCGCATCAATTTGAGAGTCGCTAGCCAGGTTCTGGACATCCAAGTCAATATTATCCTTTTCCTTTTCTTTGTCGATCCTTGCCTTTGTTTCCTCGACTTTATCTCTTTCCAAAAGGTGAGGTTTTATAAGAAGGCCATCCCTTAGGTCAACTCTCGCAGGAACCAGGTCCCTTACCTGCTTGAAAAACGCCTTGTTAAACTGAGCCACGTAATCGATATACTCCTCGAAGTCGTATGGCCTAGGATACTTAATCCAATATTTCCTATTAAAAGCGCTAAGATCTCGGTAATCGGTCCTGGCGTTGTCTCTCGGGTCTCCAAGCAGGTCATTTAAGTTATCTACGCCAATTGAGAGAAGAATGTCCTCATTAATTTCCTTCTGTGGCGAAAAGAATATTCCAAGCTTCGGCGAGTCTCTTATAATCTCGTCTAGACTTCCAATTTCTTTTTTCTTGTCGGAAGAAAGCGTTCCAAGAAGCTGGCTCTCCTCGCACCTTATCTTTTCGCTATGAAGAGCAGTTGCGCCAACTTTCACAGAATAGATAAAGTTTGTTCTCGTGAACCTATCGTACTGGTAAGGATACTCGCTTATGCCGCGGTATCCTACTGCCTCGGCTTTTTTAATTTCGTTATCCAAAAACTCTTTGTTTGGGGACTCGTTGTATACCGTACTGTCACTTGTTAAATCGTGGGCATCGGTAAAGTCGAGGTGCCCAATAAGTTTTCGGTTAATCCGATAGTCTTTACTATAAAGCTTTTCTTTTTCGTTTTCTTTCGTAAAGATTTCATTGTTCCAATCGTATTTGGCAGGCCCTAAAGTGTGCTCATCGAACTGCTCTCTTGGCAGCGGGTCTTTCCATAACTTGACGTTGTCTACGTCCCCGTTAAACTCGGAGTAAAACTGGCGAAGACTTCCCTGCGGAATCTGAGTATCAGACAGGTTGTTACTTGGATCTGATTCAAACAAATTCAAGGGGCGACCTCCAAGATATATGTTGTCGGCTTTAATAAACCTCTGCGCTAGGTTGCTCGTGGTCTCATCGAAGATTGGAAAGTCTGTGTTCGAAACGTCAGTATCTGCAACCTGCTGCTCGAAAATAGGAAAATCAGTGTTATCAAAAGATCCTGTGCCTGTCCCGTTTTTACGGAAAAACATTAAGTTGCCAAACCTGGACCGTTTTTGAACGCAGGCAGTTATTCCGTATTCCTCTGGATTGATGTTTAGTGCAAAATTATTCCAATTTCCGTCGAAAATCGGAATGGGGCCGTTTGGGTGGTCTTTGTTCGGCCTTCCGCCAAGTTTAAACGAGTCTTTCAGCCCATCTTCATCGAAGACCGAAACTCTTATCTGACCCCATGGCTTATCAAACGATGGATGGGGTTCAGCAGTTACCAAAACAGTTTGCTGAATTTCCAACAGGGCAAGTTTTTCGGGGCCGACGTAATCGCTTTTAAACCTTACCTCAATGCCATTGGGGCGATTCCTATGAAAATCCATGGCATTGCTCCAATTCGAAGAGGAGCCTATAAACTGTGTGTTCGGCTGGCCAAATGGAATCTCTACCCACTCTCCACTTACAAACCCCAAGCTATGGGTTTCATCTGTAAATTCGTAAAGCGTATCAGTATGGTCAAGTTGAGTTCCGCCGTATTCTCTTATTGTAAGAGCGCTTTTCGGAATCCCGTAAGCAGAGAGAATTGCAGAAATTGACCTTCCAGTTCCTTTTGTTTTCGCAAGGTGAGGGATCGTGTTTAACACTCTCCTCCAAATCTGGTTTTGAACGTTTTCTCCCGATTCTCTAAACCTATCGATTCCTGTTGGCTCTGATTCTGGAAAAACCTTCTGGGTAGATTCTCCAAAGTTATCCAAACTCGAACCTGTTCCATGTAAAGGACTAAACACGTACTCGATCTCTTCCTCTTCTCCTTGCTTAAACCCAAAATCGACTAAATCCTGGCTATCAAACCCATTGTAAGTCTCAAAACCAAAACTCTTTGCGACGTATTGTGATAAGTCTTTAGAAAGCGATTCTAATTTGTTTATGTCCTCGGTTCTATCGGAAATGTACTTCATGTGGTCAATATAAATCCACATGAGATCAAAGAAGTGTCCAATCATTTCTAAAAACAAAACAAACCCATCGTTTTCTGGGTCTTCTTTGATAAATGCAGGAATGTTATTAACAAGCCTGTCGTTGTTTTTCTCGTCGTATCTATTCGCCTCTTTTATAATTCTCTCAAACCACTTCTGGGCTTCCGTGGAGTTAACGTCTTTTAACTTACCACCTTCTTTTGGATACGTGTTCTCGTACTTGTTGGAGTCGGCATTAAAAAGCCATTCCTCGTAGCTATCGAACGTGTCGATGGTATCCGCTACCTTTTGCTTGTTTTCCTCCAATATATTAGATGTGAATGAATCGTCTTCTAAGCTATCATAAGAGGGACTGTCTTTTTGTATTTTCTCAATTTCTCTTTGATACTCTTGAATTACCCGCAGTTTATAACGGAAATTTTTTATCCTTTCCTCTGCAGAAGAGAATTTAACGAAATTGCTAAACTCGTTATAATTTACGTTGAGGTCTATCTTCTCGGTATCCTGGTTCAAGAACTTATTTACTAAGCTCTGGGTCGTAGAAGTGGAGTCGCCTTGAGATTCTATAAGAGAATCCCAAGTCTGAAAACCTGTATCTTGTTCCTCGTTCCGAAACGTATCGACGGAGAAGTTGGGTCCTCTTAAAACCTGCCCCTTTCGTTCTTCATCTATGGTTTCAAACGTAAACCTATCAAGATAAGGGCTGGCAAGTTCTTCATCGATCCAAAACTCATCTCCGACGGTAATTTGGTCCCCGACTGGATTTAAAAGTTTAAGTATAACTGAATTGGCACTGCCAGAACTACTAGTCTCTACCTGCCAGTTAATAATATGGTAATATACGTTATTCCCAAAATTCGTAATAAATTTCAGTGCCGTGGTCTTCCCTTCGGGAGTATAAGACTCGAAGTTTTCTGAAAAGAAATTGTTAAATCGCTCGGTAGCGGTCGTATCGATATTTTGGTTTCCAACCAGAACGGGAGATACTCTTATCTCGTCGCCACTTGGAGACACCTCTTCTACGAAAAGTTTAAACCCGTCTTTTGAGCCTAATCTACCTCGTAAAAACTTATAAAGCAGAGTATAACTAGAGCCATCCGAAAGGTTGGCATTTTGAACATGCCTTCCTACATTAAAAAGAGCCTGGCCGTCTTCGACTTTTATAAAAGACTTATCGGTGCTCTGGTTTAAAAGTAACCTGTCTCCATCAAAGACTGAAACTTCTACAAAATCTGAATCGGAGTTTCCGAATCCCGAAGGATCTCTGCTTCTAGAAGCTTTATCGTACCTTTTGCTTTCCAGGTATCTTCCGCGAAACGGAGAAAAAACTCCCCTCTCCAATTCTGATATGTTATCAACTAACTCCAACGACACTGGTTATACCAATTCTTTGATTTCAGTATTAACTACCTTCTTGAACTCCTCGGAATCAAACGACCTCTCTCGAAGGGAAATTCCAAGAAACTGCTTCGAAGACTGGCCTTCTAAAAAAACCATGTAGTTTCTTCTTTCCCGAGTTACCTCCTCCACGTCTTCAGGCGAAATGTTATCTATTTCACCCAGAACGTTTTCTACTCTTGAATCATTTATATCAAATGGCATATCACTTCACTTTAAACTTGTGTTTGTTGTCGTAAATCTCTTCAAACTCGCCAACTGGGTCGTCAAACTTAAATTTAATTTCGTAAGCCCTCTCTGGATAAAAGTTTGTTAAATCGAGATCAAAATAATACCCGTTTGGATCAAAGCTAAGCTGGCTATATTTCGAAAATGGCAGGATCGTCTTTCCAGCGATTTTGTCTTCGATAGAATACTTTAGCGACCCTTCAGGAAGAAACTTAGGAGTTCTTTTGTTTTCATGATAATTGTCTCTATCCAAATATTTTTTGTTTTGGTAACGCTCGGTCACGTTTACCCTAAGTCTTATTTTTTCTCCCTCGTAAAACTCGTCTTCTAGGTTACTTATGGTGAGTTTTAACCTATCGTTGTGCAGAAGCATATCTGCGCCACTTGTGTTCCACTCGTGGTCGTCAACCCCAAGGAGTAATTCTGGTTTGTAAATTGTGTGACTCAAAGAACCAAAGAAAAATAGCTCGGCGGGATCTGTCAAGTTCCCTGTCCCAAAGTTGTTTGACTTTAAGTCTTCAATACTTTTAGAAAACTTAACAAGAAGGCCGTTGTTCTCGCGTTTCCTCCAATAGTCAAACACGTTTTTTATACTAACCTTTACGTCTGGGTCTTCGAAGTCATATTTCTTTTTGACGTGAACCTGGCTCCCGTTTTTATCCTTTTTCAAAAAATCGCCACCTGGCCTCTTCCATCTTTTGTTTTGAACGGCATCTTTAAAGATCCACGAAGCTCCTTTCGATCTATTTTGCCCCTCTCTTCCATCTCCCTGTTTAAATCCTGTGCCAAATGACGCGCCTTTAGTTCCAACCGGGCAGAACTCCAAGTCATATGAAATTGGAAGTTTCTGAGATTGGGTATGATACATCTTCAAAAATACGTCGTGATCTTTCTTTTTTACTCCGGACCCGCCAAATACTAATTGAACCCATTCTTCGACGTCCCATTTCATTAGTATCCTTGATTTTAGCGCCCTAAACCCGCTGGCTGTTGGGTAGAATTCATTTACTACGTCTTCAGTAGTGGCGCTTGGCTTATCTACGAATTTAGAAGGTGGATAATTGTTTTCAAATTCAAAAGAGCTTGTTTTTAGAAAGCTACTATCGCAAGTCGGAGAAACTGGCAGTTCTCCTCCTACAGTTTTGAGTTGAAGGACCTCATCTAGACCCCGATTTTCACAAGGACTGCCAGAGAGTATTGTGGTATCTCTTTTCGGTCTTTTGATTTTAAACATTACACGGCTCTCGCTTTTACGTCCCGATTTGGGTATCGAAGCTCAAAAACTGACGGATCTAGCGAAGGATAAATAATGCCGTCCTTCGTAGCTGATCTAATGTCGTAAATGTTTCCAGAATAACCTTCGTCTTCGTTAAACACATTTCTAATTTTTAGGTCGGCAACATTTTGAACGCCTTCTACGTCGTTTATTTGGTTTATAATCTCGCCTCGGATTATTGGCTGGTTAAAACTTCTTTTTTTAATGGAAAACATGTCTTTTACTTCATCAATTGCCCTCGTAAGCACGTCCCTTCGGTTAAACGAGTTGAAAACAACGATGTCAAACTCAACTTGAATGTTAATGATGTATCCGTCTTTTAAATTCACTCCATCAGTTAACATTCGAAATTGCGAAAGGTAGGTCTTTAAATTATGTTTTACAGTATCCGAAACTTTAACCAAGTTTTGATTGTTATCGTAACCTAACACGTGCAGATCTATTCCTAACGGGTTTTTCTTAAAGTCTTCTTCTTTCCGCAGGTGATCTGGAGAGACGAACACCTTTGCGACAGAACCATACCTAGCTGGCATGCTAAGCGCCCTTACTCGATAATCTTTTCTCGTAACTGCCCTGTCTTGAGCAGAGAAAAATGCCATGGCGTTCTGCCTTATCTCCTCGACGGTGTCTCCAGAAGCCCCCCCCGTGGCTGGCTCTTTATTTACCACTCCAAGCGAGTTTTGAACAGATTGGATGGTTTGCGCATCTAAACCTGCTACGTTGTCGATGTCAAAACTTGCGCTGTCTACGTTAATCAGGTCGTTGTTCGGAACGTTTGATTGGATCCCACCGCCGAACGTGTACGTTACCTCTATTGTTGTATCGAACGGAACTTGACCATAAGAGTCGCTAAAAAGAAAGTTGGACGGATCGATGGGCTGGTCGAGCCTATCTATAGGATCTGCCGTAGGATCTCCTATGTTTTTCGCGTCGGGGATAATCCTCTGGTTTGGGTTTTTAGAAACCCCACTGCCAAACTGAAGCAAAGTAGTTCCATCGGATCTTGATCGTTTTGTAAATCTCCGAGGAGTTCTAATTGTGTCTAAAACAAAACGTATGTCTTCGTCTTCCGCTAAGTTGGGATCGACTTGTTTTGTATTTCTAAACTCCTCGAAGACCGTGTCTTGCGCTAAATAGGAAACCTCGTGCCACTTGTTATCATCGGAATCCCTAACGTTTAGAATTTCCAAGACGTTATCTCTTGAAAGCTCAATTTGGTTAAACTGAATAGGGTCGCTAAAATCAAACCTCTCGGTTGTAATCGAGCCTGCTACTGCCTGCACTTTTTTTCTAAGAAGAAACGACGTGGGGTTTCCTTGATTGTCTTCTTCAAATATCCGCACCTCTACAGGGTTATCAAAGTTGTCCTCCCCAAAGTCTATTTCTCTGGTAGTTCGGAACTTCACGGAACTATTTGTGTCGGAGGAAACGACCATGCCCTCCTCAATTATAGGAGCAAACTTTAGGTCGGGAACAATATCCCCAACTTGATACGACTCCCCAAAAACATTTTTGTCGTCTGCAGCGTTAAGCTGTTTCGCAGGGAGCACGATAAAAACGTCAAGCGTGGTAACTGCTGGTTTTGAGTTTTGTGGGCGATAGCCCAGAGAGTTCGCCAGGTCGTGAATATTCTCCCTTTCCTCCGCGTGTTGAATCAGCGACTCTTTAAACTGCGAGTCTGTATAGTAAGAAAGAACATCACCGACGTAAGCCGCAAGATCGACGTATACCGATCCCAGCGAAGACTCAGAGAAGTCGTTGTATGTATCCGGGTAATAAACCCTTAAGAAGTTTTCAAGTTTGTCTTTTAGGGAGTCAAAGTCCTTATTAAGATACCGAACTTCTTTTTCGTTGTTATCTGCCATTAACGGTCACTATTGTTGGTCTTGAGAAATCCAGAGTTCTAAATTTTCCTCTTTGTTATCAGGGAGAAATGGAGTAGTAAATGTAATTTCCGTCAGAACTGAATTTTGTTTAGGTTTTCTTTTTACGTTAATTGTGTTTATCGATGCCTGCGGAACCCATCGGTCAATCACGTTTGTAATTTCCTCCTCAACTGCTTCTTCTAAATCTCTCGTGGACTGCTCAAAAACAATTAGGTGAAGGTCACTTCCAAAATTCGGTTTCATTACCCTCTCTCCCCTTCGGGTAGCAAGAACATTAAGAATATTAACTTTAACTTCCTGAAGGGAGGTATACGTTTTATCGAAATACCCATCCTCGGATCTTTGGATGGGATAATTCATTCCAATGGAAACGTCTTTGTCTTTTGGCATGCTTAATCTCCGAATCTGTCTACGAGTTCCGAGTAATCTCTGTTCGCTGCGTTTTGCAGATGATCAGGCACGTCACCACGGTTAGGATCAACGGCTTGCTGCTGGCCGTGCTGCTCGCGAGCCTGCTGGGGATTAGATGGGGTAAACTCATCTTGGGAAGGAATCTCCGGTTCTCCACCTGGGCCTTGCTGGCCTCCTTGTGCGGGATTTGTCGGATTAGGGGCTTGAGGTCTCTGCTGCTGACCCATTCCAGCCTGCTGCGATGGGTTAGGTCGTGGATCACCCATTCCACCTGTTTGGGCACCCCCTGGTTGCTGCGCTCCAGGCTGTTGCATCGGGTTCATTTGCTGCCCGCCGCCGTCTTGAGCATTTTGCTGCACCTGAAGAATCTTTTCTCTTATTGTCTCGGGATCTCTGGAATGATCTTCTTCCAGCGCTTGTTCTACGGGATCATTCTGCTTTTTCTTTTTGTTTTTTTCCATTACTCTTTGCAGCACTGGATCATCAGTTTCGTATCCATCTCCTTCTCCCGAAAAAGATTTGTTTTCTACGTAGCTTAAAACTTCAGATATAATATCAGTCTTCTGTTTTTTCAGTTGTTTTTTGACTTCTTTTTTTACAATCTTCTTTATAAATTTTGCCAGCTTTTTTTTCTGACCCATAATTTGTCAAAAATCTTTAATTAAATAACTTCTAATTGAAATATTTTCTGGTGACCTAATTTTAAGTATACATCAAAAAATTTTTAACTAATCCCGGTCCAAGGAAAATCTTGAATTGATCCATCAGGCATTTGAGAGACTGCTTTTCCTTGTACGGTGAGAAGGTGTTTTGTATGTGCACTAGCTAAAAGTCCACAATACCCCTCGATGCTATTGATTTTTGGCAGGCTAACAGAAAAGGATCCAGGATTTACGACTGGATGCTCTTGTATAGCAACTGCAGGTGGCGGTGGATTTGTCTTCTGCATCAATGCTCCACTCCAATAAGCCAGAGAAGCAGCTTCATGCGCTCCAGCGATAGTGATAAGCTGTCCTGAATCGGCGGATTTCATGCTACTTTCTACGTCCACGTATGCTGGAGCTAAGGCTGAATAAAATGCACCTTTGTTTACGCTTAAAGGTGGATTGTTGTACTGGCTCTCAGTGTTTTTTGAAAAAACCTCTTTGTGATACCAGTCAGTAATCTGCTTTGCAATATCTACTGGCTGTGTTCGAGGCGCATCCCTATTGTTTTTAAATGTATTAATTAAAGGAGTCGGGCTTACTGCCATCTTCTACCTTTGTAGCCAATGGTTATCGCTATTAATCTGTCGATCAATGTCTTGATTTGTCGCTCCAGGCATATAACCCTTTAAAGGTCCGCTTGTAGGAGGAGGTGGTCCCGTTGGGCCAACTGGTGATGGGTGAGTATGCGTATCAATCCAAACGATCATTCTCCGAAGAAAGTCGGCCAGGCTCCAGCCTAGGGCATGTGGCTCTTCAGTATCAAATCCTGGAGAAGAAGGAACTGTAGGTGGTTCTTTTCCGCTGTTTCGGTCCTCGCTTCCTGAAGAATTCGCGAAGGTGCCACCGCCTGTAAACAAAAATGACTGGGGAACCTCAACGACAAACGAGTCGCCTGCCGCATGATACTCTTCGGCGTTTACGTAAACTCTTCTATGTCCCCTCGTAAGATCTTTATGATTGCCTTTTGTTAGTCTCGTAAAGTCCCTGTCGGTCTCGTGATAACGATCTCTTACGACTTTAGATATATAATCTCTTTCTATGTCTTTCGTAAAATCTTCATTAGAAAGCATGTGGGTCGAGTCCTTCGAAAACGTAACAAGCTGATTTACCTTCGTATTCAATACGATCCTATCGGAATTCTCGATAATCTGTTTGCCTTCCCACTTGTTATCTTTTTTTGCGGGATCAGGTGGCGGTTTATCGTCTGAGTACTTTACAGAAAAATAGTGCGAGGACATGTCCCTCGTCGCAGGCTTCAGGTCAAGAGGCTCGTCTTCAGTAAGATAAATTGAAGAAGCGTCTTTATTAATGTCCTCGAAGATTGGTTCTAAGTAGTCTTTATTATCTGCCTCGGGATACTGCCCACATCTTATTTTTATAAGAGGATTATGCGTATTCTGGTTGCTTCCAAATCGAATTGAGTTTCCGAACCTTCCCTCTAAAATTATGTCTCCCTCTTCATGGATTAAAGGTTTGTTCTCGTCGTCTCTTACAAAAATATCTCCGAGGGCCGGATCTGGCTCTATATTTTGATTTCGAGTACTTCCTGCCGCCCTCTTTTCGTAGTTTCTTGATTTATTTTTCTTCTTGTGTTTCTGGTAGTTTATCGATATCCACGTATCCTCGTTGTGGTTGATGTTGGAGAGGAAGTTGATGCGATGCGTATAAAAATAATTTCCAAGGTATTTTGCTATAACCACGACCTCGTGTTTCATTGGATATGCCCTCCTATTCGGCTCAATAGGAGATGCCCAGACGAGCGAGTCTTTTGTTTGGTTAAAATCCGAATGAACCTTCCTGACTTTAGCTTTGCCTACGTCTTCGTACGTGTCATGGGCAGGGTGGTCGGGGGTTCGGATTACATCAACGACTTCGGCGGGCTCCAGTTCGTAAAACTTGTGCTGCGTGCTTCTTTGTGCTTTTGAGGAGCTAGTGCCGAGGCTCTTTTGCCTACTTTTTCTTACTTGCCTTGAATCATTTTGAAAGTAAGCCATTAGCGAACTTAATTTTTGTTTTCTCCGACGTCATCGACAACATCTTCCTTTTTCTTTTTCAACTCTTTTAGGTCCTCTTCTTTCTCTTCTTTGAACGCATCAATTTTCTGCCTGATCTGATTTTTTTCGTTGTCGCTAAGCTGTGGCCCGGATCCTCCTCCTTCATCTGGAGAACGGACGTAAGCAGACTCCAACCGCTGGACAATTTTAGCGATTTCAATGAGCTGTTTATCGTTACTTATATCGACCTCCAAATACTCTTTAATTAGCGGAACGATAATATTTGCGTGCTCTGGTTTTTCAATCAGGTCAGCCAACTGGTCGATTAGTTTATCGATCCGTTCGCTTGTTTGCACGGAGTTATCGTAAACATCTTCCAACAGGTCATCTAAATTTTTATCTTTAAAAATCTTTATGCTGGAAGTATCAATGGCTCTTTCTCTTTTGTTAAAAAAATAAGCCTCTACACCCAAATATTAAGTACCGACCAGAAGAAAAAGGGAGTTCCTCTCGGAACTCCCTCAATCAACACCTCTATGGGTCTTAAAAAACTAACCGAAAAACTTCTGGGAGAATTCGTTTTTATCTTCAATATCGACCCCACTATGATACCTTTTCGATAGCTCAAAAAACTGATCTTTAAACTTCTTCACAACCTTTGTAATGTGCTGGGTTCTCTCGACGCCAGCCATTTCTCGGATCAT